GCACGGCAGTACAGGTTGTCGTACCGCTTCAGCGCGTGGCCCAGGTTGACCGCATCACCCATCACCGGGAGGATGTCCTGGTAGCCGGCCGTGTCGGTTCTGACCACGCTGCTTACGACTGCCTGGTCTATCGTGCCTTCGAGGTGATCATGGCCGGAGTAGAGGTCACCGTGGGTCTCAAACCACCGCGCACCGAGGGTGAGCATGTTGTAGGTGCCGGTGTTGTAGAGAATGTTCCCGGTGGCAGCCAGCGATCCGACGAGCGTGAAGGTTCGCTCACCTCGAGTGTGGTTCAAGCTGTACAGCCGGATAAACGAGCCGTCGTAGGTCGCCCTCAAATGCACCCACTCGTTCAGCCCGTAGAAGGCCGCCTTCGCCACCGAGAGCCGGTAGATTCCGACACTCGTGCGGACCGTGAAGTTGATCGTCGTGATCCGGTCGAATACCTCCCACCCCACGGTCTCGCCGAGATTCATGCACGAGATCAGGGCGCTGGAGTTCTGATTGACCGTCGATCTGAAGATCAGCTCAGCCGTCAGGTTGGTTGGGATCTGAAGGCTGGCCGAGATTGGGCACCAGCACACATTGATGCTGGGCCACCCGTCGGGGTTGTGGAAGTGGAAGCCCTTGTCGTACAGAGCGTCGGTGAGATGGCCGTTGCTGGCCGCTGGCCCCCACGTCAGGATGTTCGCATTGGGCGAAGAGTCGGCGAGCTGGTAGAGGCCCGTCAATCGGTCGAGCTTCCACCATCCCTTGACGTAGCTGTCCGTCAAGTAGGTGGGCCAGGGAAATGGATTAGAGCCGGGAGGCCGGAGCAGCATCACCTACTCCCTAAGAACCCGGCCCTCACCCCCTGTGGATGAAGGCCACCGCCTGGAACGTCCGGGCCGCAGCCGCCTTGGTCCAGAAGTTGACCGCCTCGACGGGGAGGAGATAGTCCTTCCCGGCCGCAATGGCGATACCGCGGCCCGCGTCGGCGTCGGCCTTGCTGAAGCTGAGCACGATGTCCCCGCCTCCGGTGTTCTGGAACCAGAGATACCCCGCCCGGCCACCCTCCCACTTCCACTCCTCGACGGTGGCGATGGCGGTTGTGCCGTTCACATGGGCGGGTAGCCCGCCCATCAGTTGCATGAGCGCCATCGTTGCCTCCTCTACACCTGGGGCGTTCCGGCCAGCTTGCCGTGAACCCAGACGTGGATGATCTCGGCCGCGGCGCCGTGCAGGATGTCGAAGCCCTGGGCCGTGATCGTGCTTTCGTCCACATGCGTCGGCGCCACGGTTTCCCCGTCGGTCAGCACGCGGTAGTTGACGTCCGCCATGTCGGGGAGCCCGTAGTCCTTGAAGGCGACGTGATCGGGCGTTCCAACGCTGGTGACCTTGAAGCTCATCAGGGACACTCCCCCGGCGCCCGCGTTGGTCACGAGCTCCGAGGCCCTGTGGGTCAGTCGGTTCATGCGCTTTCTCCTTGGGATCGAATGAGCTCGAAGAGCTTGGGTTGCGTGATGCCCTTCGGCACCTTCAGCCCGAGCTGTTTGGCCACGCCTCGGAGCTGCTCCAGAGGCATGTCAGGAGAGACTTCGATGGTCTCGATTTCCGGCTCGGGATGCCCCGCCATCACCCCGGCGTTCAAGCCGATGGTGACACTCTTGCCGACATCCGCGGTCTGGAAGCTGGCAGGCGCATCGGTCAGGGTCACTTGCCGGGGGGGAGGCGCAGACGATGGGGCCGGCATCGGTGGCGCTGCGGGCTTGATCGGGAAGCCCTCCGCTTCCGCAACGGCTTCCAGCTCGGCCCGAGTACGCGGCGCCCTTCCGGCGCCCGGCACCGCCTGAGCAGGAGCGTGGAACTCGGGCCAGGTGCCCGGAGGCGCCCAGAGCCCGACGCGGCCCAACATCTCCGCGTGTTCCTCGCTCACTTCCACAATGCCCTCGGCATCGAGGAGGTAGTGCTTCGGCGGGTCGCCCACCGTGATCCCGCCTTCGCGGCGGGTCTTGTGCTGTAGCTTCACCATCTGCGCCTCCTGTTGCTTGGCGGAAGATACCGCCAAACGGGCGGGGTTGTCACCTAGACGCCCCCGCCCGCTCAGCCTTCTCCGTCAGGCGACTAGGCGCCCCCGCCGCCCACGCTCCCCAGCGCGCGTCCGACATTCCTGAAGATGACCGCCTTGCCGGGAGCGTACACCGTCGGAGCTCCGTAGAGGAGCTGCATCCAGCGGATGCTGGTGTCCACCGTGGCGAGCGGGATCTTCACGAAAGGAGCGAGCTGTTTGAAGCTGAAGAACTCGATGTTCTGCTGGATCAGGAAGGCCGTGCTCATGCCCGGCAGGTAGATGTTCTGGTCGGTGATCAGCGTGGTCGCGCCCGCGCGGGCCACGGTGAACGCCAGCTTCTCGGTCGCCGCGGCACCGTTCTTCGGCGAGCGGTACACCTCGTAGCAGGAAGCGAGCTTGGCGCCGTCCGCGACGGTCATCGTGATCTTCTTCGTGGCGCCGTCCATCGTGACCGGGCCGGTCATGACCAGCGCCGCGCTCTTGCCGTAGCGGTTGACCGAGACCACCCTGTAGCGGTAGTCGCCGATGTCGCTCGCCGCGAACTTGTTGGCCGCGGTGCCGTCCGCCACGCACGCGGGAGCCACGTTCTCGGTCACGGGGTCCGGGCGGAGCGACGAGCCCACCGCTGCCCCTGGGATGGTGCCGAACTCGAGGAACACGTCGGGGTTGAAGAACACCGGCCCCACCATGCTGTGGAAGCCCTTGATGCTCATCCCGACCATGCCGTCCTGCCACCCGCCCTGCGGGATCGGATACCGCTCGGCCGGGTAGAAGCTCTTGGCCAGGTCGCTGTACGCGCCGTCGGCGCAGTACAGGTCGGTGGGCCGCCCGTAGTTGGGGGCGGTCTTGACGGTCAGCGCCGCATCGTTGAGGACTTCCTCGCCGAGCGGCAGACCGCGGAGGTCGATGATGTTGGCGGTCGGCGCGCCCGCGGTGATGAGGCTCTGGAGCCCGTCCCACTGGACCGGGATCAGGGTCGAGTCGCCGAAGAACAGGGCCTTCTCGATCTGCTTGAGCAGGAAGGCGGTGCCGTTCACAGTCTCCTGGGCGATGACCGGGCCGTGGGCCGGGCGCACCAGGGACATTACGTGGGTGACGGCTCGCGTCGTCCCCACGTACTTGATGATCGTGAACTCCCGACTGTAGGTGCTGTCATCACCTGTGGGGAGATCTCCTTCCGCGATGAAGGATGCGGAACCGCTGCCGTATTCGCGGAGGCGGTTGTACTCTTCAACCGTGTTGTAGGCCGGGAGCTTGGTGACATTCCTCCACAGGCGAACGTCGTCCATCCGGTACGTGACCACCTTGAGCGTCCGCTCCAGGGACTCGATCCTGAGCGGGAAGCCCGTGCCTGCGGCCACGCCTGGGCTGTTCACGTCCTGCCCGGCGGTCAAGGCCTTCCTGAGCTCCTGCACCTCGACTGCGGACTCGGCGCCGAACCCCTCGAGGCCTTCGTAGTCGCGCCAGGAAACAAATGCGTTCTCCATGATGTCTCTCTCCTGTTTCGTTGGCCCCGACAACCGGGGGCAAACTGGTTGACGGGCCGGCTAGCGGACCCCGTTGCCTCTGAACTTCACCACGTCGTTCATCAGGGACTTGCGGAGGTCCCCGCCGCCCTCCACCTCGGCCACGGCGTCGGTGAGCCTCACGCCGCACGGCGCGTAGTCCATCTTCATCGCCATCGCCTCCAAGGTGTCGAGCACCTGGACGCGCGTGAGACCTTCGTCCCCGGCGCCCACCTCGCCCGCCATGCTCTTGCTGAACGTGCGGACGTTGCTGTGCCCGCGCCGCGGGAGGGGCTGGTTCTCCACCACCTCCAGGCGCTCGGCCAGGGCCTTGATCAGGCTGGTCTGGCTCTTCGAGAGCTGGGCCATGCCGCGGAGGCTCTTGGCCAGGCCGATGTTGAAGGCCCGGCTGTTCTCGTTCTGACCCTCGAGACTCTTCGCCATGCGCTCCTGGATCTGGTCCAGGCTCGCGGCGAGGAGCTGGCTCTGGCGCTCCAGGAAGGGGCTCACGTCGTAGCCCTCGGCCATCATGGGCTCCTCGGCGAACTGCTCCTGGTAGCTCTTGGCCAGCGGCTCCTCGGCGGTATCCTCGGTCTCGGACTCCTCGCTCTTGGTGAGCTCGTGGAGCTCGCGCATCTCGCCCTTGGAGAGCGACCCCTCGGCCAGCTTCTCCGCGAGCTCGGCGCGGCGGTCACGGGTGACGGGGATGGAAGCGCCCTCGGCGATGGCCTCGAGCGTGTCCATGGCCTTCATCAGGTCGTCGGCGTTGACGAGAGACTTCTCCTCGTCCTCGCCCTCCTCGTCCTTGTCCCCGCCCTCATCGTCCTCGTCCTCGTCGTCGCCCTTCTTCATCCCGCAGGCCTTCTTCGCGGCGTCGGGGGCAAGGCGAGCGCCCTTCTTGGCCTCGTCTTCGTCCTCCTCACCCTCCTTCTTGCCGAAGGGGGGCGCCTTCTTCCCGCCGAAGGCCTCGCCCTTGCCGAAGCTCTCGGAGGACTGGCCCTGGATGCCGATGCGGCCCGGCTTGCGGGCGCGCGTCTTGGCGTCCTCATCCTCGGGCATGCCCGAGCCCGCCGAGTCACCGCCCGAGATCCCGATCTTGCCGGACTTGCGCTTACGCGCCATGTCGTCGGCGTCGGTGTCGAGGTTGCCCCCCTCGCCGGGGTGCGCCCCCGCCTCCTGGCGGTCCGGCTCGTCGGTGATGGCCGTGGTGACCGGCGGAGTCCGGCCCTCGCGGCCCGGCTCGCCGATCATCTTCGAGCCCGTCTTCTGGCTCTTCATCGCGGTGTTCCCTTTCTGCCCCGCGTCGATGAGCTGGCCGCCCGCGTCCTCGGTGAAGCCCCCCTCGGCTTCCTTCCGACCCTCGGGCAGATCGCCTGCGGCGCCACCCTTGGAGAGCATCTGCTCCGCCATGCGCGCCGCCTGCTCGTCGATACTGAGCTGTGGCTGGTTCCTCATTGGTTCCTCCTCGGGGCGGCGCTCATAGCCGCGTGTCTCAGGATTCGGTCTGCCCCCTCGTCGGTGAGCCCGGCGTAGCGGGTCTTCAAGAAGTAGATCGCCTCACCCTTGCTGATCTGGCGGCGCCGTCTCTGGCGCGAGCTCCGCCGCACGTCTTCCACCATCTCCATGCTCTCGGGCCGGAGCGCGAAGCCGTCGCCGGGCATCCAGGCGCCGGGCGCTGTCTGAGCGGCCCCTGCGGAAAGAGCTCGGAGCAGGGGATCATCCAGGACTTCCGCACGCTCCATCGCCATCAGGCTTTTGGCCAGGATCTCGAGGCGGGTGTCGACGTTCACGGGACAGTTGGTCACAGCCACATTGCGGACCTTGGCCTTTGCCACGATCTCGCCTTCCATGCCATCCCGGTGAACCACGGCTCCCTCGATGGAGAAGCCGAGGCGCCGGTGCGTCTTCTGGAGCGCGTTACTCAGCTTCCAGATCTCGTCGGCGCGGGGGTAGCCCTGGAGCAGGTAGCCTTCAAAGCGGGTCGCGGCCCTCCCCTTCCAGGTCGTTCGTTCGACCGTGGTTGGGTAGCCCACGATGCCCGTGGTGTCCTTGCTGTGGTTGTCGTTGATCCAGCCTGCGGAAAGGAAGTCCGAGAAGTCGAGTCCGCGCTGGAGAACCACCTCGCCTTGGCGGTCCTTGCCTTCAGTGGAAATGATCCCACCGATGCGCCGCTCTTTCCCCTCTTCCCCGGCTTTCCACCAGGTCTCGAGCGGAACCTCAAAAGTGAATGGTATCTCGGCCGTTCGCATGGGGCTCGCTTGCCCATGCCCTGGCGCGGAACTTCCGCACGGCCTCTTGGGATGCCTCGGTTCTACTTTGCGGAATCCTGATCGTCAAGAACTTTCCGCACGATGAGTTTCCGCACCGGCTGGTTGAGGTCTTTCCGCAAACCATCCCCGAGCTGGAGGTCCAGCGGAACATCCGCCTTGCAGGCCGGGCACTTCACCGTGGCCCCGTCCCCGTTGAAGATGATGATGTTGGTGCGGAGCTTCACCCCGTCGTCGCCCACCTGGAAGAGGCGGTGCCTGCACGAGGGGCAACGCGGAACCATCAGACAAGGCCCTGCGGAACGTGGAGCTCCGGCCCTTCCACCACCTCGCGGAACCAGAGCCCCCAGGAGAGCGCGGTGAGCGCCTTGGTGAACTGGTCGTGCTTCTTCAGCACCCCGACCAGGGCTTCGATGGCCGCGTTGGTCCTCTCCCGGTGCGCTCCGCCCGTGGGCATGTAGATCCCGCCGGCCTCTTCCGCACCCCGCGTCCCCTGCACCAGGTAGCCGCTCTTGCGCCCCTGGGCGGTGAGCTTGTCCTCCACCCAGCTCTCGAAGGCCCTGGCGAAGAGTTCCACGTCCTGAGCGTAGTAGGTCCCCCCGGCGAGCTCCTGAGCCGCCGCGTAGTGGGCCGTTTCCGCAGGCCCTTTCTCCAGCGCCCGGACTTCCCGCCGCTTCGAGTTGTACTCCGTCACGAGCTTGTTGTAGCTCTCGGAAAGCTCCTGGCGCCGGGCCGTGAGCTCATCGTACTCCGGGTCAGCTTCCATGCGCTTCCCCGCGCTGTAGAGCTTACGCTGGCGCTTGTCGAGATCCTTGAGCTCCGCGCCCTGCCCGTCGAGCTCGGACACGAGGGCGTGCATGTCGTTTCGGATCGCCTTCACCTTCTCGTCTTTCCCCTTCAACCCCTCATCGGTCTCGGCCTCGTACTTGATCGTGTCCATCACGCTGCGGACCGCGGAGTGAACCTCGGGCGGGAGCTCGTGGCGCGCACCGCCACCGCTGGCCCACTGGACCTTCCCGACCTTGGTGTAGGCCATCATGATCGCGTGGTCCAGGAAGTGACCCCACTCGTGCGCGAGCGAGCCCGCGCCCTTCAGCTTGGTCAGGTTGATCACCTGGCGACCCGGCTCGTAATGGGCCACCGGGGCACGGAAGCCCCCGGTGCCGCGGGCGCCGAAAGCCACGCTCAGGCGTCCGTTAATGCCCAGCTTGGTTGGCTCGATGCCCAGCATATCCGCCAGGTCGTGAAGTCCGCCGTGCGCGTTGGTGACGTGCCACTCCCGCTCCGCGTCGTTCGCCCAGTGGCCGTACTCGACGCCAGGCAGGCCAAAGCTCTTCATGAAAGCCACGCTGTCCTCGGGCGTGGCCACCGGCCGCCCTCCCTTGCGCTCCACCTTCCCCGTGGTTCGCGTCCAGACCCACTTCGAGTCGCCCTTCTCGACCGTCTTCACCTCGGGCTTGGGCGCCCCCGCGCCTTCCTTCTTCTCCTTCACCACCCCGGCCCAGGCCCAGTAATCCCCCGATTCCTGCACCCGGGCGATAGAGTCAGCAAGACCCTTGCGGGCCTTCAGACGGTCCAGGTAGCCCTCGTGATAGGTGCCAAGGCGAGCGCCGCGGTAGCCTCCCGTGGTCAACTTGAAGCCCATGAGCTCGGCAAACCGCTTGCCGAGCGCCATCGTGAAGAGCTGATATTCGCGGACCTCTTCCTTCCCCTTCTGCCAGAGCGGGCTCGCCGTGCCATCGCTATTCAGGCGCCAGCCCGCGATGCCTGTGAGCTCCCCGAGGTCGTTCTGAGCGGCCGGGCTGTTCTGGAGCTGCACCCAGGCCATGTAATGGTCGTAGAGCGTGCCCTCGTGCTTCGGCTCCCCGTAGACAGAGCTGCGGAGCCATCTCATGTAGTCATGGGGCGCACCGTAGCCGTACTGCGATTGCTTCGCAGCTTCTTTCCAGTCGAAGTTGAAGGTGCCCTTCACGTCGAGGCCCATCTTCATCCGCTCCGTGCCCAGGTGCTTGCCCTGGGCCGCGTCCCTCCACTCCGCCATGAAGTCCTGGATGTCGCTGACCGTCTTGCAGCGGGAGAGCCCGTCGAGGAGCGCGGTGCCGCCCTTGCGGTAAGCGTCCCTCATCTCGGCGCTGTCCGACGGCTTGCCGCTCACCATCTCCAGGATCTCGCGTTTGGCAAAGCTGCACGCCCCCATCACGCCGTTCTCCCGGTCCGCGTCCGCCCAGCTCGGCTTCCATGTCCCGAACACGTTGGTCTTCGTGACCAGGGTGCGCGCCAGGGTCGGGTTCTTCTCCAGGTCGCCCATGCTCATCCGCGCGAGGTCGGCCCGGCTGCCCCCGATCTTCTTCCCCGCCGTCTCGAAGCGCCGCCCCTCCGGCTCCTCGGGCCCCTTGGGCACGGTGAGCTTCAGCGGCTCGGCCGCTGGCTTCGGAGCAGGTGCTGGAGCTGGAGCTGGAGCTGGAGCTGGGGCTGGCTTCGGCTCAGGCTAGTGGGGCTCCGGCTTCGGCTCGGGCTTGGGAGCCGGTGCGGGAGCGGGCGCAGGCTTCGGAGCTCCGGGCTGGATCTCCTCTTCCTTCCCCGTCTCGGGGTTGATCCGCACGATCTTGATCTTGCCCTCCCCCGCGGGCTGCGCCTGCTGCTCGGCCTCGGCCTGGCGGTGAAGCGCCTGCCCCGCCTCATCGGCCGGGTGCGGGGCGTGAACGATCCCCGTGTCGGGATACCAATAGACGAACTTCGCGCCTTCGCGCTTGTGGTAGCCCCCGCGCTTCGAGCCAGGGATAGGCGTGAAGCCCTGGGGCGCCTTGGGCGCCTTGGGCGCCGCTGGCTTCGCAGGTGCCCCGAACAGCCCAAGCTGCTCGGCCTTGCAGAGCTCGGCCGGGATAAACAGGCGCGGGCCCTTGTAGATGTCGTCGCTCATTGGATCGAACTCCTTGGCCGCGGTCGCCTTGATCTGGGTCGGCTCCCAGGCGATCCACACTCGATGCTCCTTCGCCCCGATGTTCCAGCCCCCGATATGGCTGATCCCGTCGTGCCCGGCCTTCTCCGCCCAGGAGCGGAAGGCCTTGCCCGCCCCGCCGCGCTGGTGCATGTCGGTCAGGAGGTAGTGAACGTCCCCCCAGGTGAGCATG